ATTGTCAGTTGTGGCGCGACCAGTGGCTTAGATTGCTGGCGGCGATCCACACGTCTACCGTCATCGAATGCTTGAGTGTTCATGATTCAGCTCCTGTCGGGGAATTTGTTTCTACACGACTGATACTAGTCCTGCATAATAACTATGTCAACAACCAAGATGCCAATTTGCTCGGACGGCGGCGGAAATTTCATCCTTGTCCTTGCTCGAAAGAATCCCGCCAGGCCATGTCAGCACGAATTCCTTTTCGCTGCCGATGCCTGATCTCTTCAGCTCAAACAGATTCAGCTCCCATCGATCATTCGCCATGCGCTTCCACGGCAGCCTCTCAGGTGGTGGCGCGACGATCCTGACCATTGATGCCAGGCGACCGCAGAAGATGGCTTCCAAGCTGGCGCGCTCGGTTGCCTCGGTTGCGTCGGGATCAGGGCATAGGTAGCGGCAAGCCTTTCCGTCGGTGAAGGTCAGGTCGAAGATGAGCATGGTTCGATCATCCTGGCTTTTTCAATGATCTGGAGCGCCTGTCTCAGATCGCCCTTCGCACATTCCCGTTTTGCGTTTAGCTGGCCGATGGCGGCATGACATTCAGCCAGTAGGTTATTTGCATTACTCAGCGCCACGCAGCCTCGCTGGCAGCGCTTTTGGAGTTCGGCATAATCGGTCATGACTTCACCTTCAGGCCGGCGGCTTCGATGGCTGCAATGTCAGCTGTTCTGATCTGGGCACACGCTTGGCCCAATGCGGTATTTGGGCTTTCTTCCCAAACTGGAGGCAACTCAATCACCAGCGATTCGCGGAAGGCTTGCCAGCCCCACCATGCCCCGCGTGCCTGATATGATCGATATTCGCCTTCGCTCCCACGCTCCAACCAAACAGATGCAGGCTCTGCGGAACTGCCAACCATGCCACGCATATACGCCGCCTCAAACTCTTCCCGCGTTTTCTCGATATTCATTATTTGGTGATCCTGTCGAGGATGATCCAGATTTGTCGGTCGCGCAGATAGGTGATCAAACTTTGTTTGCGTAAGGCCTGAAGCCTGCGATCAGTGACTCTCCACCGATCACCGACCGGTTGAAACTGTTTGTTATCTTCGTCCATTCGATTGCACAGCGAGTTGAAATTATTGCAGCCATTCTTGATCAGATTGATCAGTTTCAAATCGTATTCGGTGTATTTCATAACCACATCTCCAATCTCTGCACAGCAAGCGCTAATCGCTCACTATCTACCCGACTCAATCTTTCGCCACGCTCCAGCGCTGACCTGGCGCCTTCCCAGATGAGCCATTCGTGGCGGATTTCTTTGTTCTCTTTGTGTTCCTGCGGATGGAAAGTCACTCCATTTTCAGTCCAAATGAAGGTCTCGCCATCGATAAATGACCCAAAAACGCCACATTTCTGCATTTTCATCAAAAAACCATTGCGCAGCTCATCGATCCGAAACTTGCGCAACTTCAGATCTTCGGCGGTAATCGGAACCCGGATACCGTACTGGGCGCGAATGGCTTCTTCAAATGTCATGCAATAGCTACCTTGCCTGCGGCGTTCAAGATCAGTTGTCCGTTGAGCAGCATCGAGTCGATACGGGCGCTCGCCATCTTGAATGAGGACGGCATCGACTTGAAGGGTTTGCGGTTCTTCGCCTGGAGCGCCGCCGCACGTTTCTCCATCGGGGAGCGGGTCAGTACCTCGATAATGGTTTCTTCTTCTGCCTGAGCGCCAGACTCGCCAGCATTGTTCAGTATCCCCTTGATGTGGTCAGCCAGACCCAGCACCAGATCAATCGACTCCTCAATGATCCAGGTCGGGATCACCTCGGAAACCTTGCAGTCGTTTGATAGGCACTCGATCACATAAATGTTGCCGGCGATCTTCATGACGTGCGTCTCGATCTTGGCCAGCCAGCCCATCATGACCATCTCGCCTGCCATCTTCAGGTCATACAGATAGCTTTCCGTCGAGTTCTTTGCCTCGCGCAGAATGCGATAACCCTCTTCAGATGCGCGGATCCGAATCAGATTTTCAGGATCCATGATCACGCGGCTGTCATCGTCGGCTGCATATTGCTTGAGCACGCTATCCGAATAGATGGATACGCACTCAGCACACGCCCGCTCGAACGCCTCCTTTTCCTTGCGAGTAGGGAAGTGCCCCTCGTTGCGCCGGAAGCCAATCGGGTCAGGCTCGGCCAGGTAGATGAATCGCTCAGCCATGCCCGATCCGCCAGATGCCGCCAGTACGCGTTTGCTGCTGCCAGGCTGGGCAATAATGAGCACGCAGCCCTGCACCATACCCGTGAATGCCTTTCGCCCTGCACGCATGCCTGAGACGTACTCGCTTGCGTATCCCTTGAGGATCAGCTCGTTGGTGCTCGAGAAAGATCCAGATTCAGGGAACAACGATTGAAGACCTGACTGCTCGGCGCTGGACACAACGAATCGACCTTCAGAGCAACCAGACAGGAAGCCGTCGATAGATGCCGATGTGCCGTCCGATGTCTCGCTGAACGTGCGCTTCAGGTGGTTCTCTACCGGGATATCCTTTTCCTTCAGCTCGCGATTGATGCCGCCAACCTTCTTGTTGTGCTCGGCCACACCAAGACGATAAGGCTTCATGCCCACATCAAGCAGGTAGCTTTTCATCATGGCAGGAGGCTGCTCAATGATGGTGTACATACCCAATGAAACGCAGGAGTCTGTCGAATACTGAGTTGCAAACGCCGTAGACACCGAGCAACTAGCAGATGCCAGCAGCGCGAAGAACGAACTAACTTCCGGGAACTCGATCTTTTCGTGAACAACTTTTGCCAGCTTGCCGACAGTTGTCGAAGCCAGGCGATCACTTAGCTGCAAAAGAACCGGAACAAACTCCGAATCATCAACAGCTTCCTTTTTGACTCGCGGCTTATATTCTCGGCGCGGACGGATATTTTCCGGCGCTGGAATATCTTTTACCGGCGCTACTTCAATGACGCCGATATCAAACGCCGACAACTCAAAACCATCTTCATCAGGCATTACTGTCGAATACAACTCGACCGGTGGAACATCTATGGCGGGCGGATTGCTGATATCGATATCCATTATGCAATCCGCCAAATGCGATAACCGTCACCCTCTTTGCGGCGGGTCATGCGGAAGCCGTTCCCGTGATGCTTGGCATAGGAATAGGCGGCACTGGCACACGCCTCTACCTGAGAAAGCTCATCGAAAAACCGGCTGCCACCGACAGGCCATTCATCAAATTTGTATCGGTTCACCTTCGGAATCGGAATCCCTTCTTGCACGTCAATAGCTTCAGCCATCGTCAAAATCTCCACAGTCTTAGGTTTCTTGCGGTGAGCACAGTTTGGCTACGCAAGACGCGTAAGTCAAGCCTTAGATCTCTCTGCTCCCTTAGATCCCCATGGCGTCTTAGTTGTCTTAGGTCTCCCCTTGTGCTCTCAAAAAGAGCACAGGTCTAGGCCACGTAGAATAAGGGCTGTAGCGATTCTGTGCTCCTGTGCTCCTTTTTTTAAAAAAACACCCTTTTTCTCCATGAATGATTATTAATCTTATTTACAGCAGGTTTTTTTCATTTTACAAATTCGCGAATCGAGAGCACAGGAGCACAATTGGCATAAAATCCTCTGAAAGCCCCGTGCTAGAGCGGCGCAACCTGTGCTCTTTTGACGAGCACAGCACGAGCACAGGCGAGCACAGCATTTCCTTACCCAAAAGTCAGGATTTGCAAAAAGGCATAGATCGATGCCTGTTTATGCAAAATCATTTTCGACATGGTGTTGACATAGTTTTGGTGATGGGTGATTATTGGGGTGTGGTGAATGAGCAGGTCGATTTCTAGAGTCGCTTGATCCAGATCCAATGACAGCAAGGAACCAGACTTGCCGAGATGATCAGATGAACTGGCTCGACCCACTGATTAAAAGGGGAGCCAAACTTACAAATCTCTTTAAATCTGAAGTTGTTATTCGCATGGTCAATGTTCTCACCATGTCGGCGGTAAGACGCCACGCAATGCGCCCAGTGATGGAAGTATGGATTGCAATCCTGAAAAGTATTGGAGCAGAAAAATCTACGGCCTTGAGAAAGTCGGGCATTGATCAGCCGAATAACAATTAAACTTGTATTTAACGAATCAACCAACGCCGCCGCTGTAACCGTTACGGCTCGGAACGCACTTAGGTTAGTGGAAGTTCCTCCACTTCCAGATCATCGGAGTCGCCAGGTTTGTAAACGATGAGAAAAACGCCTAAAGTGTTTGAGTAAACCGTAAGAGGGTTTGGTTCGTTTCCCTCGGAAGAGTGACCGCAGATGCGGCAACCACTTAATGACAGGAGATCAACCATGAGCTTCAAGACCCGCTACTCAGCTGTACGCAACGCCACCTGGATCTACTACCTGTTGGCTGCCGTTTTCTTCGTGTGCGCCGTGCAGGCGTTTCCCACCTCGCGCAATGTTGATGGCTCCATGGGGCTGTTCATCTGGTGGGCTTGCATGTCTGGTGGGCTGGTTTATTCGGCTGGGCGGGTTAAGCGTAAGGCTGCGGCTAAGGCGTAATTTATGAATGCTGAACAGCAGGCCCTATTCGATCAACTGACCCAGTTGCAGCAGCGTACTGCAACTGGAGTGCTCGCCGGTATGACTCAGCGCGCTGCGTATTACTCGGCTGGCGGGAAGGCTGATACAGATGAATCCGCCGACTCCAGTTGCTCGCAGATCTTGAGTAACATAAAGGTCAAGGCGTTCATGGATTCGATGAAGATGCAAGCGGTTTCTGACGCAATCATGACCCGCGAAGAGGCGATGAAAACCCTGTCGCTCATCGGCCGCACGCACCTGAAGGATATCGTTAAGTTCCGTACTGCACACATCGGCAAGGACATGGAGACTGGCGCCGACCTGAACCAGACAGCCTGGGAGATCAAGGCTGACCTGCAAGAATCCGACAGCGAGAAATTAATAATTATCTCTGAGTTGGAAGTAGGCAAGTTTGGCCCAAAGATCAAGACGCATTCGCCCGTTGCCGCCATCGCTCAACTCGCCAAGATGCAAGGCTGGGAGTCCGCCAGCAAGCATGAGATCAGCGGGCCTAATGGCGGCGCTATCAACGTTCGTGAGGTCGGCGACATGAGCGATGCTGAGCTTGCAGCCCTGATTGCGCAGGAGAACGAAGAGTGATGCGGTTCATTGCTTGGCTATTCCTCCTTCTCATCTTTCTTGTTTTTTGGCTTCCATGATCACCAAGGCCGACGCAGCCCGCGAAATTCTAAAAAGACGCCAGGCGAGAAAATCGCTCCTGGCGTTTATTCGTTACATCAATCCTGAATACATCGTCAGCGATTTCTCAATAACGGTTTGCGCTGCTCTCGATGTGTTCATCGCTGAGTGCATGGCTGGCTTGCGTCCAGTGCTGATTCTCCAGGCGCCTCCGCAGCACGGCAAGTCAGACATCGTGTCGCGACATCTTCCCGCCTACATCTTCGGCCTGTTTCCTGAGCTGCGCATTGCTGGCCTGTCGTATGGTAAGGATTTGGCCAGCGACATGAACCGCGACGTTCAGCGCATCATGATGTCTCGCGAGTACCACAAGCTTTTCCCGGATTCATCGCTGAATGCCAAACGCGCCGTGAATGTTGACGTCGAGGCCAAGCGCAACAGCGAGACGTTTGAACTGGTAGGACACAAAGGCACGTACATCGGCCAGGGTGTCGGCGGCCCGTTGACCGGCAAGACCGTAAACATCGGTATCATCGACGACCCCATCAAGAACTCGAAGGAAGCGCTGAGCCCTGCCACCAAGGACTCCATCTGGAAGTGGTACGGCTCGACCTTCCTGACTCGCCTGAGCAAGACTGGCGGTCAAATAATCATGGCTACCCGCTGGGCTACCGATGACCTCTCTGGCCGCATCCTGGCTGCCAATCCGAAGGCTAAACTGTTGAGCTTCCCAGCTACAAGCGGCCCTGAAGGCGAAGAGGTTGCGCTGATCCCTGAACTGCATCCTGTCGACAAGCTTCTAGACACCAAAGCGATGCTTGGCGATTACTTCTGGTCGGCGATGTACATGCAGTCGCCCAAGACGATTGGTGGGGCGATCTTCAAAGACACTGGGGTTCGCCACTACCTACCAAACGAGCTACCCGCCAAGTTCGAAAAGGTTGTTCAGTCTTGGGACATGACATTCAAGGATTCGGAAGGCACTGACTTCGTGGTCGGACAGGTCTGGGGTAAGCTAGGGGCTAATTGTTATCTGCTGTACGAGCACCGCGAGCGCATGAGCTTCACCAAGTCCAAGGCCGCTGTCGTCGCTATGACTGCCAGGTTCCCGCAAGCCAGGCGAAAGCTGATCGAGGACAAGGCAAACGGCCCAGCCATCATGGATTCGTTAAAGGCCGAGATTTCTGGCATGATTCCTGTCGAGCCTGATGGCAGCAAGATTGCCAGGGCACACGCGATCACGGCTGAATGGGAAGCCGGCAATATCTGGCTGCCGCACCCTGATATCGCGCCATGGATCAAGGACTGGATCGACGAGATAACCACCTTCCCGGCTGCCGCAAATGACGACCGGGTTGACGCATTCACTCAGGCAGTACGCGACCTGTACAGCGCCAGTAAAGGCCTGTGGGGTTAACCAAATTCAAAGGAGCGACCCGAATGGGCTGGTTCAGAAAAGATAAGCCGGAAGTAGAAGAAGAGCCAAAAAAGCGCGGCATGTACTCCGCCGACCTCGGCCCACTGGTTCCGGCAAAACACTTCAAGGTAGATTTCCCGCAGCCCAAGGGATCGGCTGCCATGGACGAATCCATCGGCGAGCGCTTCCCACTCAAAGGAACCTGGGGGGGCATACCAGAAGCTGTCGGCGGCTGGTATGCCGCTCAATCCTTCATCGGCTACCAATACTGCGCGATGCTGGCGCAGCACTGGCTGATCGACAAGGCTTGCTCGATGCCAGCCAAGGATGCCATCCGCCAGGGTTACGCGGTCGACTGCGAAACTCCAGAGGGTATGGAGGAGAAGGCCGCATCCAAGCTTGCGAATGACGCCGCCAATCTCATAGAGAAAATTGATCGACGCATGTGCATCAATAGATCCATGCGCGAGTTCATCCAGTTCGGCCGCGTGTATGGCGTGCGCGTTGCGCTATTCGTGGTTGAGTCCACTGACCCCGAATACTACAAGCTGCAGTTCAACATCGACGGCGTTGGCCCTGGCATGTACAAAGGCATCAGCCAGATTGATCCGCAATGGATTGTGCCGCAGCTGGCTGAGTCCAATATCAATAACCCGATGGGCATGGGTTTCTACGAGCCTGAGTTCTACATGGTTCGCGATCAGATGATTCATCGCAGTCATTTGGTGGTCTACATCCCTTATCCGGTTGTGGATTTCCTGAAGGCTACGTATCAGTTCGGCGGCGTATCAGTTCCGCAGCGGATCTACGAGCGCGTGTATGCGTCTGAGCGGACGGCTAACGAAGCGCCCATCCTTGCGATGACCAAGAGGATGAATACGTTCACGGCTGCCGAGGGGGCCGACCTTGACCAAGTTCGCGAGAACGTTGCGCACATGGCAGAGATGCGAGACAACCAGGGTTGGATTGTTAGCGGCCCAGGCGAATCCGTTGGCGCACTCGACACCAGCCTGGCGGACATGGACGCCCTCATCATGACCCAGTACCAATTGGACGCCGCCATCTGCGAAGTTCCAGCCACCAAACTGCTCGGCACTTCGCCAAAGGGCTTCGGCGCATCAGGCGAATACGAAGAGTCCAGCTATCGTGAATTCCTCGAAGGGATTCAGCAGGATGTTCAGCCGCTACTTGAGCGCCACCATCAGCTGATCATGAAATCGGAGGTCGCACCAAAGCTTGGCGTTGCGCCGATGGAAGTGAGCATGCAGTGGGCGGCGTTGGATAGCCCGACCGCTACCGAGTTCGCCGACATCGAGCTGAAGAAAGCACAGACAGCACAGATCTATGCGAGCCTAGGTGCTATCGACGGCATGGATATCCGCAAGAAGTTGCAGGCTGACAAGGATTCGGACTTCTTCAATCTGGCGGATATTGAGGAGGATCCTGTTGAGGAGGGAGATGTTGATCCGCCAGTTGAAGATCCGCCAGCAGCAGTATGAAAAAAGCCCCTTAATCGGGGCTTTTTGTTATCGCTCAATAACCACTATCTGCGCTGCTGAGTTGGCAACTGGGACTGTGGCGCCCAAAAGAACTTCAAGGCCAAGCAAGGTGGTGACGTTTCGCTGGCTCAGCACCGCCGTGAATCCCGTGGCCGTGCTTGATGTGAGCGTCCATACCTGGTTAGCCAAGGCGGGCGGCGGCGTCTGAACGTTCGGGACTGCGCTGAATGCAGTCGGATAGGTAACGATTATCTGGCCAGACGCGTTGGTGGTGCCGGTGTAGGTTTCGATGCGTTTGCTGATTCCGCTCGGGCCTTGTGGTCCGGTAGGCCCCTGGACCCCTTGGATGCCTTGCAAGCCGCGAAGTCCCTGCGCGCCCGTAGCTCCGGTTGCGCCCGTTGGACCTGCTGGACCGGTCAGTCCTTGTACGCCTTGGGCACCAGTGTCGCCTTTAGGGCCGGCTGGTCCGGTTAATCCGATTGGACCCTGCGGCCCCGGTACGGTGCTGTCTGCTCCAGCCGGACCCGTCGCACCAATGGCACCTTGCGGACCAGTGCTACCGGTATCACCTTTTGGCCCTTGAGGGCCGACAGCTCCAGCATCACCCTTTGCACCAGCTGGGCCAGCGGATCCGACAACTCCCTGATCACCTTTCAATCCCTGCGGGCCAACTGGGCCTGACGCACCAGCTGGCCCTGCATCACCTTTTGGTCCCACTGGGCCAGTCGCGCCTGTATCACCCTTTACGCCTTGAATTCCCTGCGGGCCTTGTGGACCCTGCGGACCTGTCGTGACAGTAGAGCTAAGGACGCCAGCATTAAGCTGCAATCCCTGACCAACCGTATAAAAGACCGGCAGCAGACTTGTGCCATTGAACCCGAGCAGACCATTGGTATTCGCTGGCGGAATCGCAACCGTGCGCGCCTGGGTGCCCGTGTCCGTAGCGTTGCGCTGATTGATCAGCAAATCATTCGGCGCCGCGTTCGCCAGCAATGGCAGCAGCACTAAAGCAATGAGTTTTTTCATGATGTGGCTACCCGCGCCCAGAGTTTGTTTGTGGTCGAAACAGTGTTGAAGACGATCAGGTCATTGGCACTTAGCGATACGCTGCTGTTGGCGACGGTCACGCCGACCTCGGCTGATGTGATGGTGAGCTGAGCCACGGCCTTGTCTGTGTAGATGAACACTCGACGACCAGCCTTGATTGGCGGCAGGATCAACTGGAGGTCGTCCAATGCAGCATCAGGCCATAACAGCACGTTGATCAGCAGCGCATCCGTATCAGGCACCATGTGCGTGCTGCCGTCTGCCGGGTAGAACTCAAACTCAGAGGGGCTCAAGCTATCGAGCATCGACTCGAATTGAGTAGACGAAACGCCAGGCGGATGAATGACTGGTTTGCCCATGTCAAAGCTCCTGCACGTAGGCTTGAGTTCCGTCTACGCATCGGGCGAAGCAACCGGCAACGCCGGCATCCACAATGCGCTCTTCGCCTGTCTTGACGCGATAGCCTGCGTATATCGAATTACCTGGAGCGATAGACGAATACACATCAACGATCAGCTCGCTCCGTCCCTGGTTCTGAATGGAAATGCTTGTGCCGACCGCCAAACCGGTCGTCGCGTAAACGTCGATCCATCCTGTGCTAGTCGTTGATATCGGTATTCCGGCCATGGGTATAGCTCCTTTGAGGGTTGGCCAGAGTATAGGTATCGAGG